GGAGTTTGGTGATATATGCCGTGACCGATCCGTTATTGGTCAGCGTGATCTCCATCGTCTCGCCCGTCTTACTGACTCCGATCCCAATGTCCGAGGTCACGTTGGTCCCGGACCCATCGGCAGCAGTATTGGCAAGCATATCGGTGGTCGCCGCGGTGGTCGTCCAGGCATTAACTCCTCTGGCGTTATTGGCCGAGGCGGAGGTAGGGTATCGGGCGATCCAGGTCGTGGCGACGCCAGGAGCAACCGGGGGAGAACTGGCGCCGGTCTCGGATAGCGTCCACAGGACTGCCAGGCTTGCGGTCGTGTACGTTTGGACATCGGTCTCGAATATGTTAAAAATATGCGGCAACGGGTCGTCTTGAACCAAGCCGGAATATACTCGGGCGGCCCCAGAGGCGTCCGAGTAGGTCGCCTGGCTGGTCAGCCCCACGCCTGCCAACCGGTGGTGGCGATTATCAAAGACGATTTTCCCGTTCTTCCCCTCCCGGATGAACCCACCCTCGGTGGATTCCACCTCCTGGAGGGCCGAAACCGTGTAGGTCGCCGACTTCCAATATCGGGTGATTGTAGTCTTGCCGGTGTCGAGGGTCCGGTAGCTGCTGCCCGCGCCCCATCCGGCGGCGTCCAGGATGTCGTCCACCACTTGGTCAGTCCGTTGGGATGTGACCATCGGAACCTCAATCTGGTCGAGGTTGATCTGGCCGAGCGGCCCGGTCGCTTCCAATATGGCCGTCGCGTCCCCGCCCAGGAATACTTGCGGAGTAATACGGGTTAAGAAGCCCTGCCAGATGGGCTGGTCTGATTGCGTCGTCGACGTCCCGAGAAGCCGGACTGGACGACCGGGGAGGATGTTCCCGTAGATGGGCGAGTCGGAATTGAACGGATTGTAGTCGCCCGACCTGTTATCCAAAGTGGCCCGGAGCTTTCCGGCCTTGGACTTCCCGGTCAACTGGCTGGCCCGGTCCCGACCGAATGAGCAAGTGATCCCCCGGACGCGGCTCATGGCAATGTCCTCGCCGGTATCTCCCCAATCGCCGTCGTTGGTCCAGTCCACCTGGAGCTTATATGTTGCGACGACCATCTAAGCCCTCGCCAACACGCCAGAGAATCCACCGCCCAGGACGGCGTCCCGGATGACCGAGGTCACCTTCTGCTCGAAGTCGTCCATGCCGTTGATGTCCCCGTTGATGACCAGGTTCACCGTCATCCCGGCGCCGCTGCCAAGAGGAACGACCGCCTCCGGGCCGGACTCTCCCAGCATCGCTAGCGTGGGACGACTCACAATCCCGCCCTGCGCTAGCGTCGGAATCTCCGGGATGTTGGGCAGCCCGAGGCTAAGCCCTCCCCATCCGGGAAATACCGTAACTCCCGCCACTGTCTTTTTCCCAATGCCAGGAACCTCGATTTTGATAGCGTTAATTCCCCGGATAAAACTATTTATCGCCCCGATGATGGTATTGATGGACGACTTAATACCACTGGTCAGCCCGTCCCAAATTCCGAGGATGGTGCTTTTGACCGTCTCAAAAGTTGCTTTCAGGGAATCGGTCACGGTCGTAAAAGTGGTCTTAATGCTATTCCAGATTTCTTTCCAATTCACTTTCAGGAACATGATCGCTTTATACAGTGGGCCGAATGGTAAGAGCCAGCCGAATTTGGAGTTGTAGATATCCTTTATGAACGTCGCCACGGTTGTGAAAGTATTTTTAATATTATTCCAAATTTCTTTCCAGTTGTTCTTGAGAAACAGGATGCCCTTGACCAATGGGCCAGCCGGGAGAAGCCATCCTAGTTTAGATTGGTACAGTCCAAAAATGAAACCTACGACTGTGTTGAATACGCTCTTTATCATCTCAAATGCTTCCACGAACTTGTCTTTAAAGAAAGTCACGGAATCCTTGAGAAAGTTGACAATAGTGTCCCAGTTCTTCCAAATTAGGATACCCGCAGCGATTGCGGCGGCGATGCCGAGGATGACGAGGGTGATGGGTCCCATCGCGATGCTCAGCCCTCCAAATGCTCCGGTCATTATGCCTATGACCGGAGTCATTAACCCCATGACGGTCGTCACTCCCGCAATAGCCGGGCCGGCTATTAAGAACAACGGAGCCAATGATGACGCCTTCTCCAGTAGCGCCCCGTTTTCAAATATCAGGTCGCTCATCGAAGACTTGAGTTTGTCCATGACGGTCTTGGTAGACGCGTGGGCGTCGGCGTTTGCCTGGATAACTCCGGTCGAACCCTCCAGCATCGTCCGATACGTAGCGAGTTGGCCCTCGCTTAACCCTAGCTGTTCTAACACCCCGGAGAGGCCGGTCTCCGATTGCTCTAACGCCTCTTTGAACTCGGTCCGGGCAGTCCTGGCGGTCAGGCCCAACTCCCGTTCCATCGTGGTCATGATGACCGCGGCCTCATCGACGGATATGCCCATCGCGGACATCTCCGGGGCCAGCTTCTCGATGCCTGTCAAAAAGTCCTGGACCGTTTGAGTGGATTCCTGGGTGATAAGCCCGAAGGCGCCGAGTAGCTCGCTTTCGTTGCCGACCTCGATGCCCACAGCCGCCAAGGCCGCCCCGGACTTTGCCAATGCCTCGGCACTGAGTCCGGTAGCATCACCGACCGTATCCCAAAACGCAGCGTAGGATTTAAGTGCTTCGGCGCTGTCGAGTCCTTGCTGTGCGCCCAGTTCCATCAGTTGGAGGACCGACTCCAGAGGGAACGTGGCATTGGACAGACTTGTTGCCATCGTCCGTATCTCGCCCTCGGAGAACTCGGTGGCGTTGGCCAGCTTCCGAGTCGATTCGGTCAGCCCAGCTTGGCTTTGGGCCAATGCCTCCAGGCCCACCCCGACCGCCGCCACTCCAAGGCCGATTTTCTTGTAGTTATTGGTGATGCTTGTCTTCACCCCTTGGAAACCGGTTTTAACACGTTTGAAGCCACCCTCGGCATTCGCCGTGTCAGCGGTAATTTTGATTTCTACGTCATTTGCCATTCGTGTCGTCCGGTTGACCCGCGTGAACTATTGCCACCATCCGGAGAACTGTCGCGTCCTCCGCCATTAACTGGGACGGTAGACATGAATACCTCTGGCAGAGTCCGTCAATCATCTCGGCCTCTTCCAGTTCCCACGGCTTTACGACCCGGTTCCCATCGCGGTCGATGCCGCCGCCAACGTGCTTATATCTCCGGATGCTGGAGGCAAAGGGGACGGCACTCCGGCCACCTCCTCGACCCAATGCTGAACTACCAGGTTGGTGAGGTCCAGCGGGATCGCCAGCATCCCATCGCCATTGGCCGGGATGCTATTCCCGTCGGCATCCTCCAGGTTCCAATCCATCAAGACGTTCTCGCCAAATAATCGGGCCATGCCTTCTTGGTCTTCCCCTTGGGCCGCCTCCCGCAGTTCGATGAACCTGGCAAAGCTGACACTGAGCAGCACCTGTATCTCAGCCCCATCATAAGCGGTGCCTTCAAATGTTATTCGGGCAGTCTTTTCCGGGAGGCGAAAGCCCTTTCGGACCCTCGCCCCATTAACCGCAACCATCTAGCCCCACGTCGGGACGACGCCTCCGGATAAAGACCCAGGAGTGGACCAGGTCAATTCTCCGGACGATGACCGGCTCAACGCGTAGTCGGTATAAAACAACTCCCCGGCCAGAGTCTGCCCGGAAACCGTGATGGTGGTAGTCCGAGCCACGCTGGTCGATGGAACGGTCTTAAAAACATCGTGGGACATATTGCTTGCGTCATTGAAGACGCCGTTGTTGGTGATCGTGAAATCCGCCAGGAGGAGTAGTCGTTCCCTGGCGCTCTTGTCCATGCCCGTGATGTCTTGTTCTTCCCGTGGCGTGGCCCAGTCAAAGTTGGTGATGTCGTTGGAGATCGTCCGGGCCGACCCGCCCGAATCGTCGATCGCCACGCTCATTCCGAGTCCTGATTCTTTTGCCATTATCGTCTCCTGTAGTGATAGTCGTTCCAGGTGTCCATATATTCCAGCGGCTCCAGAATTATACCGTCCCGAGCCATTATCGGGTCACGCTCTAACGGCACCCGGTGCCGCCCCAGGCGCCCATCGAAGCATTGCTGGCCGGGCGAGAAATGAAATGTGATTAACCCATCCCCTGGTTCCTCCCGGACATCCATCCCCGATTGCCGGACCCAGTGAATATTGCCAAGGTCATCTATCGGAATGATAGTCCGCCAGCCACCCAAATAATTCCGGCAGCGTACCTCCTCGCAACGTGCCTCCCGCCAATAATGCGAAGTGGCTGGGCGGTAGATGCTCCAATGCATCTGGGAGGTCAATAGTCCCCGTATTGCCGCCGCTCGATTAGCCCGGATTCACCAAGCTCCTCCAACACCTCCCCAAACCCCTCATGATCCGACATGATCTGGCGCATCTCGTTCTCTACGACCGCTTGTCTGGTCACTATGTCCGCGACTTTGTCCGCCATCTCGGTGTCCAGTTCCCGGTCTCGGATCGACTCGATGGCTGGCCCGTATTCCTCCATGATCCAGACGAGCTTGGTCATCCCTTCCTCGCTAACTAATGATAATTCCTGGACCCGTTCCGCGAGGTCGGTGTCATCATATTGAGACGCTTGGAGGTCTTCGATGCTCTCCAATGCGGCGTCGATGTTACCTCGCAGAGTGACGACCCATCCGATCAGCCCGATAACGATGACAACTACCGGGATCATGCTAAGTCCAAGCTGGAGCGGTTTCACGGTATCCGCTCCCAGACCGCACCGCTGGCCGCGGTATAGATTAGTATCTCCCGGTGGTTGCAACGATGGCACGCCCGACCGGACCAGTCCTCCAGGCGCCAGTGGTGTAGATTGATCCAGCATAAAATACGCATCATTCAGCTTCCAGTAACTTACTCGAAATGCCAGCTAGAAAGCCGAAGACCGCACCGGCGACGCCCGTAATGATTTCGATACTTTGGAGCTGCCAAGCGATGAACGAGATCGTGATCGCCACGACCGTCCCGCAGACGATGGAGAGAAACACTTGTGGCCTGATTTTCGATAGGAGGATGTCCATTATTTCACCACGATGCTGCGGTCTACCAGAGTGTCCGTTAGGCTATGGATGACCGTATCGCTGGCAATATCCACCGCCACCGTGTTGATGTCCCCATCATCTCCGATAGTGGTGTTAGTTAAGTTGAAATTGCCAGCCTTAATAAAATCGAGATCTATTGGCCCCGTGGAACAATGGCCCGTAATGTTGACCAGGCGGACATAGGCGTCCCCGGCCAACGTTATAAGCAACCTGTCCACCGTCCCGGTCGCCGTATAGGTTCCGGCCCCTCTGGTGGATTCTACGGTGATGTCCGGCGCCCCTGCCGAGTTCTGGGTGGGTCCGACGTGATGCCCGTCGACGAACCCGCTGAGCGTCATCTGGTGGATATAGGAGGCATTAAGCGAGAGCGTCGGGGCCACCAGATTGTCTAGCGTGAACGTATCAACCCAGAGGTGGCCGCTAGTACCTGAGACCCGCTCGATGGCTATGCAGTCCACCGAGGCTTTCCCCATCTCTAAAGTGGCGGTCAATTCATCCATGCGCGAATTCGCGGCCATGCGAATTTCGAGGGTCTGCGATTCACTGCCATCGTCGTTCAATGGCAATTGCTGCCCCATCTTGCGCAATCCATCTTCGCTGGCATAGTATGCCGCCCCTGACTCCGGCCAGTCCCAGGTCGCGTTAGTTACTCCCCTGACCGTGAAATACATTCCTGTCCCCACTGCCCCTACACTAACGAGAACGGTGAAGAAAACAATTTTGATGATGTGTTTGTTCGCAAATGAGATCCTCGGCACAGATAAGCCTGGCATGGCTGGCACCGGGATTTTCCGGTCTCCAATGATGTGGGCGAGTTTTTCAAGTAAGCTCATTTTTTGTCCCCGCCATTGGAGAACAAACTCTGTAGAATTCCGGTTACGGGTATGGTCAGGACCGCAAGAACGGTAAGCAAAGGCTCCACATTATTCAAAACGGTCTCGGAGGTAGTGGCCGAAATGATGATCCGCGCTCCTAGGAATAACCAAACGAAGACAACTGGCGCCGCTATGACCAGCTTCACTATGTCCGAAC